ATAACAGAGGCGCGATCATGATAGGAACCAATGAATATCATGGAGATGAAAGCGCAATGCAGGCAGAAAAAAGCAAGCATAATGATAATAACCCGAACGATGAACCATGCTTTGATGATGCTATAACTAAGTGATACCGTTTAGCGGCCCTTTTTAAGGCTGCTAAGCGATTATTATTTGATAATCACAACCTATGAAAAGGATAATACATTATGGCTTTATATTTAGACTATGAACGAAAAAAGAAACGCAATTGGTTTATTTTAGGGTGTTCTGTAGGCGTTCTAACCGCCTCTACGCTCTTTTTTATCTATCAGGGTATACAACCTATCCCACGCGATACGCTATGCAAAAAGGGTATTCTATTTGAACAGATAACCCCGGGCGGTTCGGTGTACTTAAAAACGAAAAAAGAATGTTTTGATATCCATGTAATTAAATGATATACAAAAGCTATCGTTTGAATTATACTCAATATGTCAATGACCACAAAAAACCTATAAAAAGGAAAGATAGACATGAAAATAAAAGACTCCATTCGATCAGTAATTAACCAACTATTTGAGCTAGATAAGTCAGGCAGCTTGCCTATGGATGACCATTATTACGTCATCCAGGGCCTTGATGACATCCTGGAAAAGCTCAACAATCAACCAACTAAAAAGGAAAATACCACATGGTAGGAAAAGTCACGCCTAACGATCAGCTATCAGCATCAGAAATCCCGGTGCTTATGGGTGCATCAAGGTTTAAAACCGTAAATGAATTATTAAAAGAAAAGATAGACGTTATTAATGGAGGTGAAATACCCTTCATATCCAATGAGGCCATGACCTTCGGAAATTTGTCAGAACCTATGATTTTGACTGAGTCAGCTAATAGACTAGGGTTGAAAAACCCTACAATTGACTACGACAAGCCTTTCTTTCATAGAAACTTGCCATTCGCTTGCAGCTTGGATGGCACAGTTGAGGGAGATGGCCGCACGATCATGACTGACATTGCCAAAGGTATTATCTGTGTCAATGCGGATGAGATTAAGCTTGAAGGAACCATTATCTTAGAAGCTAAATTGACTGCACATGATGTAGAAAATGCGGATGAGCTGCCATTGTATCGTGGTCCATTGCAGTTGCAAATGCAAATTGACACCTTTGACCAGGGCGATGTGGGTGTGGTGTGTGTGCTGTACAAAGGCACAACTCTTAAGCTTTTTGTGTATAAAAGAGATGCTGAAGTATTGGAGCAATTGCACACGGCCATCATAGATTTTCAGCGCAGATTGGACAAGTACAAGACCAATGAGGAAGTGGAATGGTACAACGTCCGCACGCCTGAAGAAGCATCGAAGGTATGGGATAGACCTGAAGACATTGAGGTTTACATGCCCCAACTAGAAAAAGATGCAGAAAAGATCATTGAATTACGTCAAGTAATCAGTGATGTAGAGCAACAAGTTAAAGCTATTGAGGTGAAGATTATGGACAACATGAGGGACTATTCTCATGCTTGGTCAGGTCGCTATACAATCTCTTGGCCCACACTAAACTACAAAGCACAACCCGAAAAGGTAACGCCTGCGAAACCTGCTCGGACTATTCGTCAATCTAAACTTCGCATACGCGAAAGGGAGCTATAAATGAGTGATATCAATAACGATGGCACTGCACAGTATGACCATAGTATGAAGATGGAGGATACTACTACCTTCTTACAAGTGATATACCGTAACGTCAAAGACGTAACAAAAAGGCAAGACATTATTAACTTATATTTTGGAGATGAAAATGACAACAACATCGGAGATTGCTAAGGCATTCGTAGCAGCACAGAAGGAATTTGCACCAGCATTAAAGAACAGTACTAACCCACACTTCAAGAGCCAATACGTTGATCTTGCTGGGTGTATAGAGGCTGTGCTTGATGCACTACATAACCACGGATTAGCACTAATACAAAAGACTCATGAATGTGAGTCAGGCGTTAAAGTGGAAACCGTATTCCTACATGAGAGTGGTGAAGAGATGTCAGGCGGAATCATACATGTACCAGCTGACAAGCAAACACCACAAGGATATGGGTCAGCCCTGACCTATGCAAGACGTTACTCGATCATGTCTGCCACTGGAATAGCGCCCGAAGACGATGATGGGAATGCCGGGACTAAGTCTATGGCCCAAAAGGTTAGGGATACTGCACCAAAAAAAGCTGGAGCCTGAAACTACCAGGCAAAGAACCAATTGTAGTTGAAGATGAGTATCACCTTGCTTCAGAATTTATTGAAGTGATTAACAAGGTCCTAGCTTCGGATAAGTTAAGCAATGCAGAAAAGACATC